CTCTGTTGACTCATGATCAGGGCTTGGCGTAGTGAGTGTGCATCCATCCCGCCGGATGTGCCCAATTTTGGGGAAGGGCAAGCACTCGTGTCTAAAGTGGGTGTCCACTCAGACTCCAATCCACTAACTTCCAATTGCTGTAATCGTTCTTCCAATCTGGCAATTTTATCAGCCTCGTCCTCTTTTAGTTGTAATGGACGGTTACCGATGTGTGTCTGCTCCATTCCGTTTAGTATAGGAAATCTCACCACGCTAACTGGCGAAGCCGACACCATGGGAACAACCATAAGAAACCCTGTGCCTGCAAAGGTTGCTGTAGAGTATGCCCCAGTAGTACCAATTGTCAAAATGCCTGGTTTATTGGGGCTTGCGGCACTGGTGGCATCCAAAGCAAATCGTACAAATTGCGATGTGGTAGACGTAGTAAAGGTACGAACCCAGGATCCTGCAGGATCATTTTTCTGATTCAACCGAGTTAAAACAGAAATATTAAAGACTGCAGATCCTAAGTTACTTCCCTCGGTATATATTGTTACCACGTACCTACCTGGCTTCTTAAACGCCATTTGTGAATAATTGGCCACTGTGGTACCCTGTGCTACGTATGGGTACATTATCGTGGTATTATCTTGAAGGACATTCCACCCTGTCCCCAAAGGCGTAGAAGTTGACATTGTGATGCCATTCCAAGAAGACTCAAAAACGCTGTCTGCAGTAATATTGACTTGAGCGGGGATTCGAAATTCTATGGTGTACTCAGCATACACATCCCCAAATATTAACCCACTGGAAATACCACTGGTGAAGATAACAAAATTCCCTATGTCATAATCTGAATGGGGAATCGTTGCTCCATCAGTTCCACTTCTAATAATATACGCATTAACGCGTTTCAATTTCCGAGGGTTAACGATACAGTCAGCTGGCTGCCAAGCAGAAGTTCGAACACAGCCATCCATCTGTGATATATCCTGCTTACTTGAAGGAGGTGAATCATTACAATCATAATCCATTGCTAAATATACAGCGCCGGCAGTATTAGTTCCTAAATCTGTTCTAAAACAGAACTTCAACTGCCTAACAATATATTGTTCATAAAGCTGCCCTTGAACGGCAAGCCATGGCCACAAAGTGGAATTTGTAGGGTAAACAGGTTGGTACATAAGCACACCATCCCCACTCGTGGCAGAGGTCAGGGTTGCTACCAATTCCCTATGATGTACTATAACTCCCATTTTCGTACGTTGTATTTGTGGCTTGCTTGAAGTCATTTTAACACCAATACTGACGGGGGCCTTAGTTGTTTCATCTTTCTTACGATTGTGATTCTTCGGCTTTTGTTTTTTGGGATTTTTATTTTTTTGTGGATTGGGCTTTGGGGGCCCGGGATTTGGTTCCACTCCCACCAATGGTGGTTTTGGGGGCTCATACTTTGGTGTATTAAGCATGAGTTTCAACCGATTTTTCCGATTTTCTTGTGCGACTTGTCGCACGGCCTTATTGATTTCCTGCTTGGTAACAGGTTTAGTGTGTTTGAGTCCCAATGCTTGCTTGGCCTTAAAATAAGCTCGGGACAATTGATGCTTAATTGGGGCATCAGCCAGTTCATCAATAAGTATTTGGTCTGCGGTTTCTTCTTCACCAACATGATATCCCAAATCATGTCGCTGATAAGCTGCATCCCACTCGTCGGTTGGTGGATTGGCAAACATTGCTTCACGATATTCATTTGAAGTGCGATATCTGCCATTATATTCCCCAGCACTATAATTGGGTCCACCATAATTACCGTGGTATTTAAATGCTGGGGCACTTGTCTCAGTTCCAATATCTTCAGGGCCTGGATTAGGTTCAACCCCATATCGTGTCAGGTCCTTGAGAGGGCTACCACGTGCTCTAACAAAGTCTAACATAACACCGGCGGCATCGTTTTCAGCTGCTTTCTTATTCAGCCGCTCTCCTCCCAAGATTGTAAAGTCTTTAACTGTACAGGAGGCTCGAAAGTAACACCGGTGTGGGGGTCCAAACACTTGAACCTGGAACTGTGGTGCAGGTAACATATTTGCCATACAAGCAGCAATTAATTCACCCTTAAAATTGCTGTTCACACCGCCATTCGTGTGAGACAAAATAGTTTGATCATCCAGGTCGGGCCGCA